GTTTTGTAGTTACCGCTGTTTTTAATTTTGAACCGGGGTTCGCTGCTCTATAAGATGCAACACCTTTTCTATTTAATCCACCGGAAGCAGATTTACCTTCTTTTCTTTGCCATGCTGCTGTTCTAGCCATTATTTTTTCCTCGCAATAGTTTTAACATTAGTTGGTTTAGGTCCTTTATTTCCTGCAGCTCTTTTTCTTTTTACTGCGGAAGCTTTTTGAGAAGCAGACATAGATCTTGCTTTTACAAGTGGTACACATTTTGGATATGCTCTTTTAGATCCTTTGCTTCTTCCACAAGGTTGATATTTACCATTCTTTTTAGGAGCTCCAATATCCACCCATTTTTCTTGAACCCATTTTCTCAAACCGCCTTGAGCCATACTAAACTTTCTTTGTAACTTTTCTTCTATTTTCCATTACATCACCACAACCTTTAGCAATACCACCTTGATTATAATTAGATCTTGCTTTTCTTTGTTGTGATTTATTTTTTTTACCACCTGGTGTTACTTTGCCAGAGCAAACGGCAGAAGCATACATATTAGCGTAAGCGGAAGGATATACCTTAAACTTTCTTTTTGCTGCTGCTTTTCCTCTTGCACAAAGTTTAGCCATTTATTGACATGATAAGCATTCATCAGACCCTTCGTCTAATTTTGCTAATGCCTCCTGTTTACATGCATCACTGCAAATAGTTTGTAATTCATGAGTAGCTTCAAATTCTTTTTTGCAAATGGAACATTCTTTTTTCATTACTTTTTCTTTACCTTTTTCATTTTAGATTTTTTTACCATTCCACCTTTTTTCATAAAGCCCATTTTATTTCTAACTTTAGAGGGAAGTTTTTGTAAACCTTTTTTATCTGCAGGTACTGGTTTTAAATTATTGCTCATTATTTTTTCTCCTTTTTACATGCACACTGTTTAATACTAAATAGTTTACAAACTACTTTACACATTTTTTGTTTTAACAAAGGTAGTAAGTCTTTCCAAGATTCCATTATTTTTTCCTCTGCCTTTTTCATGACTATTTCTTTTTGCTCATTTTCTTTTTTGGTTTAGCCATTTTATTTTTCTTTGTTACTTTTCCACCTTTGGAAAATCTAACATCCGATCTTAATCCGTAATCGTTTCTCATTTTTTTACTCCGTTGTTTTTATTTGTGTTTATAATATCTGTTGCCTTAATTCCATATACAGCCGCAACGACTGAAATCCAAAGGCCAGTTATCCACCAAGGCATACCTTGTAATTTCTCAAAATACAAGTCTAATTTCTGACCAATTTTTTCATCTTCTGCAAATACAGAATACGCTAATAAAAACAGAGGACTTGACAACACGAGTAAAATGAATTCGTCCTTCCAATCGTTTTTTTGTGAGTCTAATGCTTTACCTTGATACTCAATTTCACCACGCGCCATTTTTTCTGCATGTAATAATGCAGCATCAGACAATGCTTGTTTTGTTTTTTGTTTATTTGAATAAATAGAACCAGCAGTCTTGACTGCCATTCCTAGCAGGCTTAACCACATACTAATACCAAGTAGCTTTTTTGCTTTTTGCTTTCAACATACGTTTAGTACCTCTAACTTCAACAGTTTGTGACTCTTGATCGTTAGTCATTTCAACAGGAACTCCACCTTGTTGATAACCGTCTTTACCTGCGCCTAATTCTTTTTCAATTTTCGGTGCATTTACGTATCCTGAACCTTTTTGCCAATCTTTGCTCATTGTTTTCTCCTAATTAAATTTTATTATAACTAAAATTTCTTAAAATTTCTACCAAAATCATTTATTTTGCTAGCTTGGGCCATTTGTTGCTTTGCTAATGACACTCCGGCACGTAATCCAGCTAAATCTTCGTTCTGTTCTAGCTTTTCTTCGTGTTGTTGTTGGTTCATCATAGCTTTCATCTTGTCTATGTTGATTTTTTCTTGTCCTTCTTCCTCTTTTCTAGAGTTTTCTTCGGCACGAAGGTCTAATTCTCTTGCTTTTAGTTTTAATAATGGGTCACCACCAAACTCACCACTAACATTTTGTTCTTCTTTAGCATAATCTGCTGTTAATTCTGCAATCAAAATAGCTTTTCTAGACTCAATCGCATTGGTAATTTGTTGTAAGCGTCTTTGTGCTTGCATCATTTGTGGATTGTTCATCATTCCTGCAGCCATTGCTGGGTTCATTGCACCTGCTTGTTGCATTTCCATTTGTATTTGATTTGCTTCTTGTAATTCTTGGACAAATTCTAACTGAACTTGTTCTTGAGCCATTAAACTAATGTGCTCTAAAATATTTTTTTGTAAAGAGGCTAAAATAGGTGGATTATTTTGCACCATATTTAAACTCATAAAACCTAAATGCGCATCAATATGTGCTTTGTGATCTTGTCCTGGGAATGCTTGGAATGGTTTCATACTCATAGACATAATATGTTCTAGTGCTGGATCCATTGGCATAGGTTGTTCTGGTGGAGGTAAAATAGCATTAATATTTTTAACTCCAATTGCTTCATACATAGAACGATATGCTTGATATAAATTATGAATTTGTGGATTCGATTGTGCTAATTGTAATTGCGTTTGTGCCATAGAAATTCTTTGTGTTTGAGAAAAGATATTTGGATCGGCAACAGGTAATACATCAATACGATCATCAAAGTCAGCGACCTTGATATTTTTTTGTGCACCTGGAACATCGTAAGGATATTCAGGTGGCATGTATGTTTTAAATACTTCGGATAATAATTTAAATTCATTTTTCAAACCAACGTATAATCGTTTGTGAATAGCAGACATTACCCGCGATCCGCGCTCCAATAATGCTACTGTCGTACCGACGGCCGCGGCTTGGTTCATATCACCCACTTGTGAGTCAGCGATGGCCGCGAAGCGTTGAGCGCTTTGCACACATAAACCCATAAGTTGTAGTAATGTTTGATCTGGTCCTTTGAAAGGAAGTTGCATAAATGAATCTCTGATGTTTCCACCAGGTGCATCTACATCTCTAAATTCTCCAGGTTGAATTGGTTGTGCATCATCTCTAACTCTAATACCTCTTGCTTTAAATCCAGCTGGTAAATTGGCTAGTGTACCTGCATCTAATAATTGTCTTAATGCAGCAGTTGCTGTTCTAGATAATCCACCAATCATGTGAATTAAACCAAAACCATAAAAACCTAAACCTGGTAAAAATTTAAAATGTACAAAATAATTGATTCGTTTTTTTAACGGATCATTAGCTGCATAATTTCTTCGGATAGATAAAATTTTATTCGTAGATTCATCTATCGTTACGACATAGGGAAGTTTAATTCCAGTGGGCTCACCATCTTCAGGATTTATATCTTCATATCCTGGTAGATCTAAATTAACATGCATTTCCAATAAAGTATAAATTTCATCTTGACCATTTTGAGAAATGCCTTCTAGTTGTAATTCTTTTTCTTTAAGTGGATCTTCTTTAACTGCAGGTTCTCCTAAATCTATATCTTTATAAAATCCTGCTACTTGTTGTTTACGTAAATCATTTTTAGAAATTTTTACTAAATGAATAACTGCTTCTGCATCATCTAATGAATTTGCAGAATAAGGAACTACGATATCCTCGGCAGGAATAAATTTGGACACAGCTCTGCCTAATAGATCATCATAATAGACTTTCTTAAAGGCAGAACCGGACAGGGGTAAATAGAAAAGCATTTGATCAAACTCTGGTTCATATTCTTTCATCTGATCCATGATTTGATAATTCATAAAATCTTTAACACGATTTGCTTGGTCTTGTTTTTCTGCAGTGACATCTCCTAAAATTTGAACTCGGACTGGACCTTCTGCAGGTAATAATTCTTTGTATGCTTGTGCTTGAAATTGTGTAACGGCTTCTGCAAGAACTGGGTGAGTGACACCGGATGCACCTCTAAATGGTTCTGTTCTTTTTGTATATTTGAATCCTAATAAATCTAAACCTTCTCTGTAGCTTTCTTCCCAATCTCCTCTTGATTCTTTGTATTCAGCATATTGATCAAATAATTCTGCACCGATAGGATCTAATACTCCGTCTTCTAAAAATTCTGCTAAATTGGCATTGTGGTCTTCACCACCTTCCATAGCTGCAACTTGTGGATCAAAAGAAATTTCTGCTCCTCCGTCTTCATCCATTTCTATTTCAACAGGACCACCTTCAGATTGAATCTCTTCAATCTTCTGTTCTTGTTCTTGAATGATTTCCTCTTCGCCTGGAATTTCTACAGTTGTTTTTGTATTGGGTAATGCGTCGTCTATCTGTGCCATTAATTTATTCTATATGGTTTTTTTGATTGTTTCAACACCTTCTTCTACCTCTGTATTACCAGGGGTTTCTTTAACTGTCAAACTTTCTATTAATTGTTTTACCATAGTAGTATTTGCTTTTTTAGGTGCTTCTAAAGGTTCTGGATTTTCATCCGCCCATTGTAGTAATTCTTCTTGAGTTACTGGTTCATCATTAGCCGTATTCACAAAGTAACCTAATGTTTCGTTGTATTTAATATCCATTACATCCTCCTAGTAAAGAGTGAAGACATGCCCATGGTGTTATCTACTGAACCACCGTTCGCTAAACCATAACCTAATGG